GTTTGGCCCAACCCAATCCTTAGCCTCGTAAGCTGGTACAGAAGCTGTTGGTGTTGGATCTGTAAAGTCCGGGGTACCGTCCGAGTCAAAATCAGGCCCAATCTTTGGTTCGTGAATCAGATGAGCTTTTGTAATTACAGAACAAGTAATTTCAGCATAACCAACGCCGTATATGTTTGGGTGGGATTCACCAGGTACATCTAAGTCCCCAAATTGAATAATGGCGTCCTCTTTCTTGAAGCTATTATACCACACAGCAATTCCAGACCCAAACCATGGTTGCCCATACACGGGAAGCCAAAGAGGGTTCAACGCTTGCATGGCAGCAAGATCTGGCTTCGAATATAAGCCATGAGACATTTCCCAACCCTCGATGTACTGACCATCTTTCTGGTAAGTATTCCAAACACCGTGCCATGGCAATGCCCATGGGTGGTTGATTGAACTATAGGGCGTCTGTGCAACGAGCATGCTGCGATTGCCTATTTGGGGCCTAAGATGATATGGTCTTATTCTATCACACTTATTTGTTCGCCAGAAACTTCTTATGTGGGAAAGTCGGCGATGCATGCCATTTTCATGGTAGCCACGCACCTCTTCGTAATTCAAGCGCTGTCGTGTAAGCGTTCTAAATGTATTGACTTCTTTGGGAAATATTTGTTCTCTGAATAAGAAATTTCGTGATTCCTGAAGCTCTCGGGCGCTAGCGTAGAAAAAACCATACACTTCTTTGTTTCGAAGATGTCGACCAGCCTCAAGATCTACAGTAGCACCATCGCTAATTCCATGAATCTCGTTCATTTCAGGATTTGTGAAAAAATGCAAACCATTAAACAGCGTACTACGAACAACAGCTGTGACAGTTTCCGCGTCGGCGGCGAGATCTCGAACATCATCAACCCGATAAACAAATGGACTATGCCTAGTAACAACCGGTGGCTCATAATAATATCTTGTATTTGACTCAACACCTCCATTACATGTAAATCTGGGGGTTGCAAGCGTAAGCTTAACCGGAGGCAAGAAGCTGGACGGATCCGTTTCGAGAATATCTTTCGGTGAAGGATAATCTATAATTATGTGATGTGGATAATCGTCCTCACCTGGCATCGTGGGAGGGCTTTTTGTATTCCCAGGCCACTTAAAATATTCATTACTTTTTTTAGTAGTTCCCGCGGGGCCCAAAGGATCAACAGAAATAATATTATTTGCTCGATGGTTTCTAGCTAACTTATGTTCAGCATTTCGTATTTGCTTCCACATCGGATGTTCATAAGGGCCATTTCTGTTTAATAACAAATTATTTAAATAATCTGCATCGTTTTCAAGAGGTCCAGAGGCAAACCCATATAATCCAGCCGCATTTGGATTAATATTTTGCACTGACGATGGGTTTTGATTATCATAATCTCCCGAAGAGCCAGCCTGAAGTAAATTACATCGGCGCGAGTAAGGCGCATCGATACCGCCACGAAAATAAATCTTGTCCTGCGAAAAAGGCGCCTTATCATCTTTCGTAGTATCGTCGACCCCTTGATTCTCGCCTGAATCGGGGGCGTCGTCGCCATTATCGCCGTTGCCTCCGCCGGTCTCGTAGACCACCGGTTGATCTGGATCATCGCCGACCGTGATTTCGAAATCAAAAGTGGGATCCCCGTCGACGTATGTAGGTTCAGCGTATATAGGCTCAACGTATATATTGTCCTCAAAACCGCCTCCTACAAGATCTCCTTCTGACGTCGAAGTTACCTGTAATATCACCTCCGACACAGGCATCCCGCCTTTAATTTTAGTAGGTTCGGGAAGTATTTTGACAATAAAGCTCTCGTTGGCCTTGTCAGTAATTGCATCTGCAAGTATTTCCGCCACAGCCTCAGTCGTTCCGGCGGCGCCAACATCGCCGGCCTCTGTGACATCAAGAACGTTGGCGCCCTCGTCAAAACCAGATTCCCCTATATCATCTAAAACTTGATCATCGATACCGCTATCTTTTTTATTACCCTTGTCCTGAATTATAACCATTCCCAGAGGTTTATCCGAGCATGGATCCGCGCCACAGTCGTCTGTTTCTGGTATCCAACCTATTGCGATGACAGGTTCATCACAACCCTGGCTAGTACAGGGACTTCCTACATCAGCACTGGTCTTAGCACATATAATGATTTCGTGTCCGCTTGCTTGAGCCGTCAAAAAAGGATTTACCACAGAGTTTGCGGTAATTGCGGCCGCGATGGCGAGAGCAGTGGCTTCTTTATTTGCCTCGCCACCAAAGCCAGTAAAAGACGTCGCATCGAAAGCGGTTGGCGAGGCGGCAACATCGCTTATGACAAAAGCATCATCAGTGCTCATGCCCGCAATTGAATTAATAACAATTTTTCCACAAGTCTTGCCAAGTCTCACGTGACCATCTGTAATTAATGTTCCATTAATGGGAATATTTCCCTTTTGGCCGGCAGTTTTCATCGTTACATCAACATATTCATTGTCGCCTGTAATGGTCTCAATGTCTAAAAGCGCGCCGGCGGCGGTGCTGCGAGAAGAGGAGCTTACTCCATATTGAGCTGCCTCATTTAATGATTCCTTAATTGCTTTAGCCAAGTGACTAGTCGTGGTGATTCCGCTAACACCAATTTTGGTTGCAGTGGATTGAGTGTAGGTTAGGTTAGTACCATCCGCGAGGGCGCCCACTGTGTTTGTTGTGTAACTTCCTCCATTCACAATACTATTAGTAAAATTTGTACTGCACGATATGGTTGTGTTTCCATTCGTGCCACCAACTCTTTGTGTTAAAGCTACAACAGCGTCACTAACGGAGGTTAAAATTTCGGCGCCATGGCCTATGGACATGGCTGTTATAAGGTTTAAAGCTGACTGGGCTGCAGTGGGACCTTGTTGATAATATATCGTCTGCACGCTAGATGTTGATGATAAGTCAATACGCTTAGACTCTCCAGTGGGTATATCATCACAATCTCCAACAGCTTCGTATGCCACTATAGTGCCATTAGTACTTTCAAAAGTCACTGTCGAGGCTTTCACGGCGGGCGCGCTAAACTCAAAAGATGCTGCGGCCGCGGTGCCAGCTGAACAAGTTGCCGAATATCTCGTTCCTAGAACATCTTTGAATGTTAAGGTGGCGCCGTGGATGTATCCAGGGCTTAAGCCCCTACCGCCTATAAAATATGTAGCATGAACATAGTCGCCAGTATTAGTAAGCTTGATCGCTGCGTTACCAGCAATGCCTGGGTTGTCTTGAGTTAGTTTAATTATGTTTCCGCGGGACGCAGCATCCGTTCCGGTGAGCGGATCACCAGCTAAAGTACCTTCCGACTCCGCAGTAATGTTAAGCGTGAGGCTGTTGCCAGTATTTCCTGTTGTCGCATTAACAGCCAGCAAAAAATCAGCTGCATCGGCTGCAGCTGCAGTGAGCGGGGGGGTGCGTGCGTTGCTAGCAATACCGACTATAACTTGACCACTACCATTTTTGCTACCATCGACTGTATCGACAGAGGTGTCAAATACATAAACTACAGCATTTCCATCAGCATCCCTTAATTCAACTGTACCGCCATTAGCTACGGCGCCTTCGAAGGCAATTTCTCCACGGGCTCGCGATGCTGTCGGTGTAAATTTAGCTGTTGCGGCCACATCTGTTGCTCCTGCGCCACCGAATGTAAAAGTGTAAAATCTATTTCTGTCAACAAATGTAAGCTTATCTCCAACAATCGAGCGAACCGGAGGACAAGCATCAACATCTTGAGTTGTGTTCGCTGAATTTATAGTTATAAGAACCGATCCTGCGGCTGCAGATGAATAAATCGGATCCCTCGTCAAAGTATTCATACCAGAATAATCCGACACAGGATATACTGAGTTTGTGCCGTCATTGTATTGCGGATCCGCATGGCTTCTAGCATCAGCACCCACAACTCGTACGCTTACTTGAGTTCTTGAGGTAGTTCTGCCGAAGGTAATACCGCTTGATGTTGTTTCTGTTTTAGACATGTCTTCCCTTAACTACTAAGTAAATAGATTATATATAAATTCTGCCTCTACGTTAAGAATAAGTTAGCCGACTATAGTTTTGCATGCCAAACCCCCATTGTTAGCTTCCCACTTCGGTGCCTTGCTCGATCCCCAGATATGGTATCGCGCGGCCCGTTCCTGACTTTACGATGGCCTCGATGTCGCCATATGTAGGACTATTCGGATCTAATTGCTCAAAAATGCTCAGATCAAGTTCTGCAATTGCCTTAATCCACGCAACCTGATCATTTGTTCGCGGGATAGTGTGGCTAACATATGCATTATCATATTGAGAGCCATGTGCAATGCCGCCGCCACTGGTTGAGAGAGAGTCTAGGGTTTGATCTACATTTTTGCCATACACCAATCTGTCTCCGCGGTTTCTGTGTCTCTTGTGTGCTGAGGCGCGGTGAACTTTATCGCTAGAATTACTAGCTGATCCTGACGTTATGCTATAATCTTCTTTATGAATTGTTCCTGTGGGGGACTCTTCAGCTGCAGCCAGCGATCCATCAGCGGAGCTTCCGAAAGTAGTACCTAGTGTTGTTGTTTCATATACTCTAGACGTAGCATCTTTACCTCCATAAAATCCATTAACAACCAGCGCGGATGACGATACTGCACAAATAATTGGCTGATTGCCAACTGAGCCTGGTATGCCCTGCATCAAATCTATATAACCTAATACAGAGTTTATCTCCGAGAGAATGGTCCAATAATAATCTCGTTTATCCAAATATTCATCATAATATCCCTGAGTTGCCGGGGCTTGGAGGCTGCCCACCAAAATCAAGTTGGTGTTGCCAAAAGCAACCAGTATTGCTTGTTCCAGGCGCCCGAGAGTATCTACAAAATCATCGCCAAGCTCAACAAGATAGGGGAAGCTAGCATAATCATCGTTCGCATCATGCACTGCTGATGAAAAGTTAAAAGTTGCTTTATTTCCGCCGGCATCAAACATAGTTAAGTGGGGGCCCTCAGCTATAGCCTCCTCTCGAGTTGCTACAGAAGGAAGCTTATTCCAGTCTTTGATCCAGATTCTCCCGTGAGCGGTCGACCCGACTTGGTCAAATGCGACGCCTGGTGTTGCTGAGGAGGTGTTAGAATAATCAGCAAACTGAGAATGTGCGCTAACACCAAACTTCCCAGAATGTGCCGCCAACATTGAATGACAATGCTTGCGCAGATGGTAATTTCTCCACGGAAGTGCATTGTGCACAGCAAAAACCTCATGAGGCGTTGTAAAGAACCCTCGCGAAGAATCTAATATATCACCAGGGCTTGAAAAGCGATTAACAAACCGCGTTTTGTTCTTTTGGTGCTGAATAACATCAGAACCAACAACAACACGGTATTTCCATGCCTCAAACTCAGTTCTATCTGGTAGTTTGTAATTTTTGCCACGTGCTGGTGAAAGAAGGCGCCCCTCGGTGCCAAAAGAAGATGCGGCGAGGGTATATCCAGCACCTAAGCCGGTATCTCCAAGCGTTGTAAGATACATGCTAGCAATTTCTTGCTGATATGTTCCTGAGGGTTCCGTAGAGTTGTCACCAGCGTCCGAAGCTTCATATATATCGCCCTCTTTCTTAACAAAATAAGGATCATTCGCCTCGCGACCAAACGTATTAACATATTCATAGCGATTATAATAATTGCCTGCTTTAGTCGCTGGTAAAACACTACCAAAATACTCACGTGGTCCAACTATGCTAGCTATCATGTGATTCTTTTTATCAGTAGAGTCAAGCTGGGCTGGTGTCAAAGAACCAATCTGAATATTTCTAATATTGACCGGTCGTTTTGCTAGCTCTTCTCTTGTGTGAACCGCATATGGGCGATTGTGGTCATCGTGGGTCGGGTGAAGCAGTCTAAGAGAGCCATATGGCCCGAGAGCAGGAAAAGGCGCAGTAAACCCGGTAGTAAGAATCTTTATATTATCTAAAGCGCAATCGGCGTTGTGTATGATGGGAGAGAAGTACACAAATCTAACAAAAAACTTGGTTTTTATGAGGCTGCTTATATCAATCTGCCCTCTCTTCCAATCAGCAGCCTGCGAAGTTTGTTGTTGGCCAGATAAGCTTGTCGCAGAAGACTGAGTGCCGTCGACATCCCATGTTGTCGTAAAATCAGTGCCTCCATCAGAAAAATCTGACTCATATGAATATTGAACCGATAAATTACCATGAGGCAAGCCATACATATGATATTTAAACTCAAGATACGCGGCGGATTCTCCAAGGTTTACAAAATCTGCATTGCTCAACAAGTCAATCATCGGAGTGCGTAAACCAAATATTCTTCCCAAATCATCTAAAGTTGGTTGAGGCGCTGCAACTGCATAATATGTTGAATTATCACCAGTTAGTGGGCCTGAATTGGCCGATGATGGGCCTTGCTGGTTTATTTTCCACCCAGATTCTGACGCTCCGGTAAATGTATGGTGATTGGTTACGTTCGAAAACTGGTTATCGGATTCCGTGGTTGAGCCGGCGTTGATAACGACTTGTATATTATCTAAAGCACAATCAGCATTATGTATAATAGGAGAAAAGTACACAAATCTAACAAAAAACCTAGTTTTTGCAAGACTGTCCAAGTCAATGCGCGCTGTCTTCCAATCAGCATCCTGCGAAGTTTGTTGTTGGCCAGATAAGCTTACTGCAGAGGTGTTTGTGCCGCCATAGTCCCATACTGTTGTAAGATCAACACCCCCATCAGAAAAATCCGACTCATATGAATATTGAACCGATAAATTGCCGTGTGGTAGGCCATACATGTGATATTTGAACTCTAAATATGCCGTATCCCCGCTGGAAGGTGTATAATCTGCATCCAATAAATCAACCATTGGGGTGCGCAGACCAAATATTCTTCCTAAATCATCTAAATTTGATTGAGGCGCTGCAACTGCATAATATGCTGAGCCGTCGCCAGTTAGTGGGCCTGAATTAGCCGATGATGGGCCTTGCTGATTTATTTTCCATCCTGATTCTGATGCTCCAGCTAGTGTATGATGATTTGTTATATTAACAAATCGGTCTTCTTCAGATGGATCATCTCCTGTTGGCGCGGGGGGTTCGGAGGCGCCCAATGTGGGGCTGGACCCAGACATTTCTGGTGGCATATTATATTCACTTGAAAATGGAATATCAAGCACAAGAACTTTAGATATCGCGCCTATAGACTCCTCGAAATCTAAAACCATATCAAAAGCTTTGCTGTCGCTTAAAAGCTCGCCGGAACCTTCCATAACCAAAGCCCAACCTTCGGGGCGCGACATTCTGTTGTCAAAATTATCAATACCGGGACCGTCTCCTGCCGTAACACTAGGTTGATTCAAGTAGGCATGTCTATACTGGTTCCCTCCAACATGTTGGTTTGTAAAGGGGCCCTGCATTGGCACTTCAAACGTTGGTCGATAAGAATCGTGATGATAATTTGTAAATTCTGTTGAACCTGAAAAATATAAATCATAATCAGCGTTGTAGTCTTTTGCTTTAAAGCTATCAAAAGAGCTTGAATACATATTGAACGGCAATAAACGAGTACTCTTATCGTCCGTGGGTTTATAATCGTCTTTTCCAGTACCATCTGCATTTGAGCTTGATAAATCATCAGCCGTCATCGTAAATGCTTTAATAATTCGCCTTTTTTTGTTTTTTGGCCAAGCATCCGGAATAATTTCGTCTATACAGTCTTTTGTCGGTAATTCATGGTCCCTATCAAGCCAAACAAAGTCATTATCACTGCCGAATTTTATAACACCTTTATAAAAATCCGGCTTTTGCTGATCATCTGGGTTACTGCCACCCTTATACGACTTAATAATATCAGAATCCAAGTGAACTAGCTTGCTAAGCGCCCTGTCATAGTAATATGATGCACTATATTGTGTTTTTGGCGAGGATCCATAAGACAAAGCTAGCGTATCGTTACCTGAAAGCTCGGTAATTATAGTTTTTAAGATTATATCTTTATTACTATCAACAGAAGCATCACCAGAAGTCAAAACACCGCTTCTTTCTGCTCGATTTTTCCACCAAAAACAGTTTGTGTTCTCAGCATGCCCCGTTCCATTGGTGAAGTTGGTAAAATCTAAACCTGTGTCACCATCTGGCTCTGTGAAGCTTTTATTTCCATCGGATCCGGCAGTACCTTGTGTCACAGTAATATTGTTTCCATTGGCCGCGGCGGTGAAGCCGATGGCTGTACCAGCACTAATTCGGGCAATGATTTGATCCCGAACGCCTGCTGCTGTGAGGTCAACGAGGTCGCCAAACCAAATAGAAGTAGTTGTTCCAGGAATATAAGCACCGGTGTTACTCGCAATATTTCCGCCCATAGAAATGTTATATGTCGTTGTAACGCCAGCAGCATCTGTAATCGTGAAATCTTTAGTGTCTACCAGTTGAGCTTCTGCGCAAGTTATGATTGTTCCTTCAGCGGCGGTACCGACGGGCGCATGGCCATATTTCCAGTTGTATAGAAGCTCATTAATGCCTTTAAACTGCTCAAATGGCTCTGGCTTGTCCATTTCAATGGTTGGAAACTTGTGAAAATACTTATTTCTCTCCAAAATATGGCTTTCAACCATGTTTCTTAAGAATTCAACCTTGTTTGCGGACGCAGGAATCAATTGAAAGATGAAAAAGGTCACCGCATCGTCAATCCACTTAAAATATTCAACAAACTTGTCTAAATCGGGCTCATTTTCGACACCTTCAAAGAAAATGCTTCTCAATTTCTCTAATTGCTTGTAAGATGGTCTATATCTATTAACTGGATCACCAACAAGGTTGTTAAAACCAACAATTGTACCAAACATGTTAACCATCTTGTCGGATATCACCTGATACATGCTCTTTTCAACCGATATTAGGTGTTGTACGTATGTTGTATCTCGCGTGAAAACAATATCATCCTGTTGATTGAGGATTTTAACCATGTCATCGCTGTTGGCGATCTCAGGCAGTCTTTGTTTCGCTGTTGGCACGAACTCTAAATCAACAGCTTCAGATGTGCTGACAACAAAATGATCTCCCCGGGCAGGGTATAGATACGTATTAATATCACTCATAACTCCATAGCGTTTATTTGTGCGATCATCTACCGACCCCGATGATATATCGTCAACAGCAAACTGACCATTCGCATCAGATCCAGTTACGTTGGTAAAATCCCAGTGAAGAAGCAATGTTTCTATCTCTGGGATTCGTACTTGCCACAAAGTTTGGGCGCCTGCTGTGCCTGCGTCCAAGTCTCCCTTAGATCCGGCGCCGAATAATGTATTTTTATATGGTTGAAGGCGCCCGAAGCTGGCCGCATTACGAGCATGAGCCCTAATAACTTCATCTTCTAGATAATCATACCACATTCTAACTGATGAAATTTTAACATCAGATGGTGTTATAAGATCGCCATTAAAGCTTGTTCTGTGGGCGCCGGCAAAAACTCTTTTCGCACTCTCAAAAAACTTTATAGCTGCAGCTTTGGTTAAGCCGTTGGCGGCAGTCAGGGTAAATTCATTTTGCAACGTATCAGAGATATAATTTACACCATATAGTTCAATTGTATAATCCACGATTGTTGGTGATAAAATTTTATCAGCCAAAGGATGAATTACTGGTTTAATTCTTACAGCAAGGTTCCACTTTTCATTATCATACACACCCTTAAAAGACGAAGTGGTTATAAGCTCTTCAATATCTGAACCGCCTACTAGCTTAAATTTAACACTCCTATTGTCATCATCTGATTTTATAGCTTGTACTTGAAAATTAACACTGTCATCGACTGCAAAATTAAAATTTTGATTCATATTCTCTTCTGTGTCGCTAGTAATGAGATGCAACCCAAACAAAGAAACTGCGCTGTCAGGATAAGTCGATGAATTTAAATCATCTTTAATCGATCTTTTTGGAAAAATAACCTCTGCTTCCAGTGTTGCGGCAAGCGATCCGGGTTCTGCAGTGGCATCCATATTAAACGCAGGAATAAAAGAAAGAGAGTTGGAGTCACTTGAATCATAGTATTGATATACAGTGGCACTATAAGCGTTAGAATATCCTAACTCTATTTTCATTCTAGTCTCTGGATCATCAAAATCCGCATACTTTTTTCTTAGCGCCATGTGAGAAACATTGTCTTTAAACTCATATGTTTCATTTTTTGGATATACGTTAACTCTCACCAATTCTTCATCAACGCCAAAACACCTTAAAAGGTTTCTAATAGATTTTGCTGTGCCCTTAGACTTCTGAATATAAGTTAAGTTATTGTAAATGTTCTGATAAATTGTATTTTTAACTTCATAAAGCTTCTTCTCAAATAAAATCTTTTCATCTCTATCCAAAAATTTTGCCAAAGCATCAGCATCAGCGAAAAGCTCTGGAGCATCCGTTCCGCGGGTGGACAACAACCTATCTGCAAATGGCAATGGTTTTTCAAAGTTTACATCATAGGGGTAGTTTATGTCTTTTATCCTGGGTAAGCTCTGAATCTGGAGAAATAATTCATCAAAATAACTTGCCATAATCTGGGTTAGTTGTCTCAAGTGATTCGAGTGTGTTTCGTCGGCCTCCGAAATCCAAGCCGGAAGGGTGCGATATAAAGACGTCACATTTTGGTGATCGTGTACTGCACCAAGAATCTTCCTTGACTCTGCAAGGGCAACAACATCCGGATGAGAAGAATATAAAATAGGATCTTTATATTCTTTGGTTCCGGCGTCGGCCAAAACAATAGCGGAGCCTGTATTTCTCGATGGAGTCGCCCCAGATTCCCTATAATTTACAAAAACTCCATTAGAAATGCGACCTGAATAGTCTAATATGGTTTGATCTACACTGGCGCTTCCTAGTATACCTTCATTAAATTTATAATACACACCTAAATCAATCAAATAATCAGTATTATCATATTTTACGTTATCTGTGTTGGTGCCTGCGCCCACTTGATCTTTATAATATCTTCCTATTTGTTGCGCAGAACGCCTTGTTTTCCAATAACGGAACTCATCAAACGATGCAGAAACTATATTGCCCCAGCCGCGGCCGGCATAAAAACCAGCAGAAATATTTCCAACCGCAGAAGAGGCGCTTTTTTCCGTTGCAAGGGCTCCAATAGCACCCACAATTGCACCATCTACTGCTCCGAGACTAGTTGCACCAACTGCCTTCGTTGATTTGTGTTCTCCATCCAAATATAGCTCAAACTGACCATAGCTTTCGAAATTGGAGATTGTTGTGACACCAGATTCTGGGTTGGCATTATAAAGATTGCCTATATTTGATCCGGCGCTGTCTAGAATCGTTGTAACGTCACTTGCCGAGGCGCCGTCGCCCATTTCCCACCAAGACACTAGCTTGCTGTTATCTGCAACATATACTGAGTGTTTTTTTGGATTAATATAAGTTCCAGAGTTATAAAGCTCTGTCACCTCTGCAGCAGATAACGCGTCAGACCAAACAGTCACTTCATCGATATAACCATCAAAAAGAAAAGCGATATCCTTGTTCGAGCCACCATCTCTTCTTGCTCCAACAAGGAGATCAAACCCAGGCTTCATTGTTGACCCGCACACTCCAGCATCTAATTGTGGCGCGCCATCAACATATAGCGTGTGAGTGGTGGTATTACTAACAAGAACACAATGATGCCAATTTCCATCATTAACAACAGAATCAGAAATAGAAACATTACTATTTCCGCCGACCGCTCCATATAATTTACCGGCGGTGGCGCCGGGGCCCCGGACATACATTCTGTATTGCGCGTCGGGGTCTCCATCAGAAAAATCAGAGCTGATTCCTATGATACTTCCGTGACTTGTGGTCTTTATCCACGCAGAAAGTGTAAACGAATCATCATCAGGATCAAAATTTAAATTTGACGGCTGTCCAAAAGATATAAAATCATCAATACCATCAAATTTAACCGACTTGCCAGAAATCTTTTTCATGGTAAGCGCATGATGATGCCAGTTTCCATCAGCTAGCGTCGACAGTCCCGTATCGAAAGATGAAGAAATTGAAACTGAGCCTGAGTCATAAGCAATATAGATGTCTGTAGGCTCGGTTCCCTTTGCATATGCTCTTAAATTTCCATATGCACCACCACTTGATCCCGTGTTTGCAACATTAAAGAAATATTCAATTGCGCCGGCACGGCCGTCAGGTGCGGTAACCCAGCCATCTTTTTTGCACCAATATTCTACAGTAATACCCTTTACGGGGTCAAGCTCAAGATTATTTGTTCGCTGACTAGCTGTATGGTATATATTCGCTTTTGATGTGGAATTTTGTTTCTGGCCAGCGGATGCAGGGCTTTTAAAGTCTCCACTTGGGTCTGGGTGGGGGCCTCCCTTAATTAAAACATATTCTGGTGCACTACTACTATAAATGTAGTCTGTGGGGTCGTGGACTTCCGTTGTGGTATAAGATGAAGCAGTGGGGTTGATCGTGATATACCCATTTGTTCTTGGATAATCATTTTCATATACAAATAAGTCTATGTAGTTGCTATTATTTTCCCATTCAATTTTTTCAGCCAACGAACCATCGTAAGGATACGTTTTGTAAATCCTCTCTATGGCCTGGGAATAATATAGCTCTGCTGATCCAAAATTAGCAAAGTTTGATGCAGTCGCAAAATCGACATTAGGAAAAAATCTTTCGCGGCGAGTTACGTAAGCATCAACGAAGCGCGAAGACTCTAAATCTTCACGAACATCATCTTGTGATTTGTTCTTTAAAAATTTTAAAGAATGCCCTTTATCAAAAAAGTCTTTAATGCCCATTTGTATTCCCGCTCATAGTTAATCTTCAACTCTAAATTTGAATATTTCCTCCTGATCCTTCCAGGCGCCGGCGATATAATAAGATAACTGAATTCCGTACATATAGCCAGCCTCCAAAAGAGACATATCAAAATCAAAATAGCTTCCAGAAGTATCATATGAAAGATAGGTGTGATATGGTGCGCTGCCAGTACCGTGCGAGAACAAGACCTTGCCATCTACTGTTCTAAGAATAGAATAAGAAGCACTAACAATGGTTTCTCCCTCAATATTCTTATTTGCAACTGTGTAAACTGTTGGGGTAAAGTTTCTTGCTCGAGCAAAGACGCGCATGCGCTCAGATGTGTTTTTTCGGCTATATGAATCTTTCAAATTAGTAATTGTGGTTACATATTGAGATTGTGTGTTTGTTGTCTGCGAAGTTCTTGTGCGCACAGTTATCGATCCCGTGTGATAATCACCTCCATCGTCGGCCTGGGCCCAGATATCGTGCACGGTAGTGTAAGAGCCTGTGTTGTCAAAAACAACTTGCGCTTGATATATGCCTGTTTCAACCATCGAAGCGCTAGTATCTGTAACTAACGCGGAACCTGATGGTGCGGAACCTGAGCTGGCGTAGATAGAACACTTTACAGTCTCCCCAACAGATGTAAGCTGTCCATCAACATAATTGTATAGATATAACGATTGTGTATTAGCGGTGCTGCATAAAGAACTACTAGCGTAGAATTTATTCCTATCATCCGTTTTTCTATCTTCCCATCGAGCCTCAATCACTGGGCGCCTAAAGAAAAACTCAGAACTTCTTGCAAAAAACCTCTTTGTGTACATAGACTTAGTAATGCCACCAGTATTTTGTACCTGCGAACCTGAGTCACCTATTGAACTAGAGAAATAAGCCTCTTGACTGCCTGTAACCATAATGCCAAAACCGTAATCATCTAAACCAACGCCCGCGGTAAAAGTGGATGCAGCCGTAACGTTAGCTAGCCCACTAGTAATTCCAGTATTACCGGCGCGGGTTGCCGTGGCTTGTGTTAGTGTCATTCCCTGGGCGCTGCCGTCTGCGGCCCCGGGGAGCCCTGAGACTGTTATTGTGTCTGTGCCAGAGCCATGGCCGGCATCGCTTTCTATGGCTGCTTTCAGTTGAACTAAAATTTGATATTGATTATCTGGGTTTTCTATATTAACACCGACTGCGCATGCAGATCTGCCAGCTATTGACGTGTACGTGGCGCCCCCAAGGGTATCGCTGTTTGATAAAGCTGTTCCTGACGCTTTTCCACCAGCAACTCCAGTATTTGATATCACATATTCTACAATTCTACCAGCAGAATCTTCAATGACAAATTTTTGTCCAGCAGCAAGGTCGTCCATAACGCCAGCAACAGCAATTGTGCCCTGAGCTACGTTAATTGATGCGGTGGCCGCTGTTGTGGAGGTGCTTATCCACTCCTCAACCAAATCAGTGACGTCGACTTCTAAATCTTCTGATCCCGTAACAAAACTAGCCGTATACCAAGCTGCAGAATTTTGACTGCCAGAAATATAATCTCCACCATCTCTTGTCCAAGCAACGCCCTTGGTTCTGTTGTCCCAGTTCGAGCCAGGGATTGCATCTTTGGTTTTATCACCATGGTTAACAAGATCTAATCCTGTTCCTTCCTCCCAGGCTCTCGCAACTGGGAATATGCTCAATGTAAGGTTTTCAGGCAGCTGTTCGTCATGACGAGCATTAAAAAGCCTTAAATAAAACTTTAAACTGCTCGAACCAGAAGCTGGAATTGTTGTTGCTGTTCTATCTGCTTTGATTCCTGCCGTGCCAGTGACTGGAAACTTGATTAAAACACGCGAAAGTTCTGAAGAGCTGGTTGAATACTGCCCATAAATGGAAAACACTTCAAGAATATCATTGGCGCCGGCATTGGAGCCTGTGCCTCGGGCCGATAAAACAGTATCATATGCATTTGTTATGGTATTATCTGCTTCTGCGTAATATCTTTTAATAGCCATTATCTTATAGTTCCTTTAATGTCCAAGTTGGGGTATTTCAACTCATATATAACATCATTCGGAGCATATTGTATTCTTCCATCAGCAGAAAGATGCTCTCTAAAGTTTAAAGAGTAATCTGAATATCTAGCACCTGTTTTCGAAACAATCTCGACATCTACAACATCTACAATCTCATCTAAATTATTTAACACATCATAAATCTTTGAAATATATATTGGTTGTCCAATGTCTAGATTTTCGGCAAAGATGTCTTTAATTGTATTAATAGCTACATTTAAAGCCTCAAATTTATCTTGGTCTGTATTGACAACGGCTGAAAAACTAATACCAAAATTTGCTACCCTTGCATCAAGAATATCAATTGTATCATTAAGCATTTTATATTGTTGTAAGAAAACCTTCAAATTGTTTTTCAAAACCTGGCTTGATGTAATCAACTTACCATCATTGTCTTCGGAAGTAACATACAAATTCAAATTTCGTTTAAATGAATCATGATCTCGAATAATTCTAGCTCTTTTTACTTTGCCAAACTTTGGCTCCATCCTATAAACTAACGATCTATAATCATCCTCTGTCACTGCTCTGTTTTGAGTTGCAAATAAGTCATTGATTCTTTGTTTAAGCTCATTAATCGTTGGCAACCCCACATCACCGGTGATTGGTTGCTCGTTTGTGCACTCCAGGCTATCTCTAACAAGGCGAATTTTATTTAAATTAACGGCATTATCAGGAAATATAAATATAGGATCACCAGGATTGACAACAGTGTTCGTTGCCGTATTAGCAGTATCAGATGTATTTGAGCGATATACAATTCTCAAGATAGTGTTTGCGGGTGCGACGCCAAACTTATCATTTTCTAGAAGCTTTGAAGGATCAAACGATTCATCAGTCACATAGTCTTTGCCGTGCATCTTTAACACCACATTTGACGGATGAGTTAAATTATCTATCTTTAATGACTCTTCAGATCCATAGCCAAATTTTAAAAACGTTTTATCGTTTCTGACAAAAGTAACAAACCGCCTTGGCACAGATGTTGCAACAAGTACACTTGGAACATAATCCCTCGTAGTATTGTCTTTATTTACTACAGTTCTATAAATCGTATCCTGTGATAAAAAAGGTACTTCAAAATATTCATGCCCCTCGGTGTCTGTAACCGATACAATCTCTGTAATATTTTCATCGGCAACGGCCACTGTTAAAAACCGTTTAAACTCTCCAACAGTAGCTAGCTCATCCAAAGTCTCGCCAGAGATTACTCGACCATATGCCTTAACAATAAAGCCAGTTGCGACACCGGTATCCTGATCCTCTGTCGCAACAACAACTTCATTATTACTATTTGCAAAATCGACATCATCAATTAGCACATACGTATCACCAGTATTGGTGGTAAATTTAGTATCTTTAACTAAAACTGGCAAATAATTTACATCTGGGCCAGTACCATTTGGTTCACTAGGCGCCAATATAAAAATCGACAACACGCCAGAAGAGCTAGCTCTAAGGCTTGGACTATATCCGACCTGTTCTCCTAGCCGCAAAACATTATCATATTCAACAGCAGTATCAATAAAAGATTCATTTGCTTGATAGTCTATATAAAAAGACAACATATCGCCCACATAAGCTACTGTGTCCAACATAAGGGAACCAAACGATGCTTCCGAGAAATCTCTAAATACGTTTGGATAATATCGCTTTGTATATTCAACTAAATTATCTTTAATGCTGTTGAACTCTCTGTCTGTATATCTTATTAATTTTTTACTTTTTTTGCTCATTAAGCTATTTCCTCGCTATTAATAACGATAGTTGATTCAAAGTTCATATTTGGTACTGAAAAAATAATTTTCACTGATAATATGTGACGATCTATCAAATCAGTACCAGCATTGTCATCAGAGTCAAAAAACATATTTTCAATTTCTATATATGGCATATATCTAGCAACCTGCGCATATAATCTTTTTTCAATTTGATGAGGAACGTGATCACGATTCTCAAATAAGAATCTGCGGATCCCAACACCAAAATCTGGGTTCATTATCCGTTCGCCAGGATTTGTTAAAACTAAATTTTTGAAATTTTGTTTAATTTCATCATGATAATTCGTTATCAGGGAATAAACTCCGTGTCTCGAATCGGTAGAAAGTGGCAATAATGGACCTATTCCCTGCATAATATTATCCTTTTATTTAGTAAATAGTAGCTACTATAATTCCTCTGCGCACTTCTCTTGCCAACTTTTCGCAACACCTTCAGCTTCTTCGTCTTTTAGAACGTCATATGCGTCACTCATCAACAATACTAAGTATATCATACCAGGGATTGTGCTTGGAGGGCCAACGTAGAATGGTGGCGGGACAATGCCGCCCCAATACGGGGTCATGGATGGTACTAGCATGGCCCATGCCGAGGGCAGCAAAAAGTTAGATCCAAATATATTTTCCATTACCTTTT